GAGCTGTTACCGGAAGATTAAGAAGGAAAGCAAAGCCTAAGAACATTGGGGGCTGAGGAGCATGGGACAAACATGAGCTGGGCGACGCCGATCGAGGTCGAGGATTCCTTCGTCCGCTGGCTCTGCGACCTGGGGATCCCGCCGGCCGAGGGAGAACGGCTGATCTTGGATGGGCAGCTGCGTAAGTACAAGGTCGCCGGATCAAAAAAACAAGACGGGAGATACTGCGTTTTTTGCGACGAGCGGCCCGGCGGCTGGGCGATGTGCTGGAGTCCCAAATATGGCGTAACGGAGCCCGTAAACTGGGCTTTTTTCAAGCCTGGGGAAACGCCCTGGAGCGACGAGGAAAAACGCGAGTACGTGAAGCGCATGGAGGCTCAGCGTGCCGCGGCTGCGCGGCAGAAGGAGCTGGAGCGGGCGAGCGCGAGCGCGGAGGCGGCACGGAAATGGGAGGCGGCCACAGCGCCGAGGCCGGGACACCCGTACCTGAAAAAGAAGGGGCTCTCCGGAACGCACGGGGCGCGCCAGTTGGGGAACCTCCTGGTGCTGCCGATCCAAAACGCCTTCGGAGCCCTGATGAACATCCAGACGATCGCACCCGACGGCGAGAAGCGCTTTCATCCGGGGGCGCCGAAGGCGGGCGGGTTCTTCGTGCTCCCAGGGCATAGCCCTGGACCGTATGAAAAGCCAGGGCAAAGCTCTGAACCGGATGGGAAATCAGGGCAGAGCCCTGAACCGACAAAGGTTTGGGGTTCGGCGGAGCCCCCCTCGGGGGGAGACCGGGAGGTATTCTTATGCGAAGGGTTCGCCACCGGGGCCACGGTGCACGAGGCGACGGGGCAGACGGTGGTCGTGGCCTGGGACTGCGGGAACCTGCCGAAGGTGGCGGAGCTGCTGCGGTCCCGGTATCCGGGGCGGCTGGTCCTTGCGGCCGACAACGACCACAGGACGCCGGGGAACCCCGGCCTGGCGGCGGCGTTCGAGCTCGCGGAGCAGTTTGGGATCCCGTTCACCTCGCCGGTCTTTGAGGCGGACGAGGCCGGGAGCGACTGGAACGACTACGCGGCCCTGCACGGCATTGAGCGCACGGCGGAGGAAATCTTCCTGCGGCTGGAGGAGAACCGGAAGGTCCCTGAGCTGGAGAAGCATTACGCCTGGCCGCGTTGGGTCCACGAGAGGAAGAACGGGGCCCCGATGGGGACGCTGGAGAACCTGCAGGTCCTTTTGCGGCACGAGAAGATCGCGGTCTGGTACGACGAGATAAAAAAAGACATCTGCTACTCCCTGCCCGAGACGATGGAAGAGGGCAAGTTCGGGAAGGACAACAAGCAGAACGCGATCTTCGCCCTGATCCTCTCCCTGTGCGAGCAGTACGGTTTTCCGACGGCGAACCTAGACTCCTATCTGGTGGCCATAGCGGACGAGAACCGGAAGAACCCTGTAACGGATTGGGTTCGTCTGCGCGAATGGGATGGGAAGGACCGCATCGGGGAGCTGTCGAAGACCCTGACGCTGGCGGAGTGGTTCCCGGACCGGATGAAACGTCTGCTCCTGACCCGGTGGCTCATCTCGGCCGTGGCCGCGTGCGTCGCCGACGCCTTCAAGACACGGGGCGTTCTGGTACTGCAGGGGCTGCAGGCGATTGGGAAAACGAGCTGGTTCGCTTCCCTGGTACCCCCCTCGTCCGGGTGGTTTCTGGACGGGGTGGCGCTGGATCCTGAGGACAAGGACAGCCTGAAGCGGGTCATCAGCCACTGGATCATCGAGCTGGGCGAGCTGGAGGCCACGTTCAAGAAGGCGGACATCAACAAACTCAAGAGCTACATCACCTCGCCCGTCGATGTCGTCCGTCTGCCCTGGGCACGGAAGTTCTCCGACTTCCCGCGGCGGACGGTGTTCTGCGCCTCGGTGAACCAGGCGGAGTTTCTGGTGGACACGACGGGGAACAGCCGATGGTGGTGCCTGCCCTGCCGGAGCATCAACTACAAACACGGGATCGACCTCCAGCAGCTCTGGGCGCAGGCGCTCTCCCTGTACCGGGCCGGGGAGCCCTGGTGGCTGACGAAGGACGAGGAACGGGACCTGGACGACCTTAACCGCTACTTCGAGGCCGGGGACGAGATCGAGGACCTTATCGCCTCCGGCTGGAACTGGGACGAGTACGAGCGGGACTTCGAGGCGAACCTTGGGGGCTGGATGAACGCGACGGCTATCTTGAAGTCCTGCGGGATGCAGAACCCGACGAAGATGCAGGTGCGGCGCGCCGGGGAGGTGCTGCGGAAGCTGACCGGACGGGAGCCGAAGCGGCGCGGAAAGGCGCGGGACCGGTGCTACTGGATGCCACACAGGAACAGCTACAGCCCTTAGAGGACGAAGAGCGGCGGACAAAGACAAGTCTGTCCGCCCTTTGTCCGCCTGTTTGTCCGCCACGAAAAAACCTTGCCAATGAATGTCTTATACCCAATCGGCGGACAAAGGACACAAAAAACCGGAAATTTCTTCTCACGCGCGCGCTTTGATATTTTTATCTTTTTTTTTCTTAAAGATTTTCTGTCAAAACTTTAGTCCTTCTGTCCGCCACATAAGATAAAGCCTTATCCCGTGCGGATTTTTATGGCGGACAAAGTGGCGGACACAAGACGGACAAAGGGAGATTGTCTGCCCTCGGAAAGGAGCGTCCGGAGCGATGCAGCCCATCAGCCCCGAAGAATTTAAGTTCATGGTGGATAGAAAAATATACCTCTGTTCCTTTTGCATGTACTGCCCGCGGCAAAAGGATAAAAATACGTATTATTGCGTAGCGGGAAAAGCATGGCGGGTGTACTGCAAGATGCGGGAGTGTCCGGGGTTCCGCCCGAAGCCGAAAAAACCGGAGCCGAAGGCGGAGCAGCTGCGGATGTTCGACGACTGGGGGCACGCGGTAGCCGAGGCGAAGGGTTCGGAGTTGCAGGGATGAGGCGGGCGACCTTCGCAGCCGTGGAGGGGGTGCTGAGGGACTTTCCCCGTATCTGTGTCGCGCTCTCGGAGCGGGAGCGGTACCTTGAAGCAATGTCCCGAAGCGAAGGGGACGGGCCCCGCCGCGAGGGCGGCGAGAAGCTGTCCGGCCCCGAGGCCCTCTGCGACATGAAGAACGGCGACGTGGAGTATTGCGAACTGACGGCCGTGACGGAATCGGTGGGAGGGGGGCTGCGCGACCTGCCGGAGACGCTTTTGCAGCTGGTGCGAATGCTTTACTTCGAGGGGACGACTCTTCCCGACGCGGCTATGGAGATGGACTTATCGGAGCGGAACGCATGGAGAAGACGGAAACAGGCTTTGTGCCTGATACGGGATGCCTGCCTGAAAGTACATGTGATTGTCGAGCGCTGGCGCGACCGGGAAAGGGCACGAGAGACCACGGCAATCGTCTATCTGTTAAGGGGAGTCTCCTGATTGTGGATAGATTTGTGGATAACTTGTGGATAATTTGGCATTGCTTCTCCCCTCTGTTTTGGTGTATATTTGCTAGCATCAAGAATTGTTGCGAGAGACCGCGACGCAAAGAGAGGACTGCCCCTGCCGGGTGGTCCTTTTTTATTGGAGGTTGTTATGAGCCCGAAGGGGGGTGAGAAGGGATGAAGGGGGAGAACCTGTCGCCGAAGGAGGAGGAGTTTTGCCGGCAATATCTCGTCCTGAGGAACGGAACACGCGCCGCCATCGCCGCGGGGTACTCCGAAAAGCGTGCCCGCGCAACGGCTTGCGAGCTCAGGGCAAAACGTAACATCCGTGAACGCCTGTCAGAACTTGAAAGGGAGTGGAGGGAGGACAGCGAGGTCAGTCGGGAACAGATTATTTCCGAGCTCAAGGCTATCGCGTTCTCGAACATCCAGGACGACCTGCAACCGCTGCCGGAGGACCCGCAGCAGTACCTCCCCTTCGGGGAGGAGGTCATCCGCGCCCTGCCCTCCCGGCCCCGGCACGTCACGGCGGCTATCGAGTCGGTGAAGATCAACGCCAAAGGCGAAATAGAAATCAAGCGGCACAACAAGGTGGCAGCTCTGGCAAAGCTCTCCGAGATTCTGGGGCTGACCCACGCGGATGTGAACGTGAACCTGTCCATAGCGGACAGCATCGAGGCCGCGCGGGCACGTGCCGCGGAAGGAGGTGAAGGGACGGAGTGAACTTCGACACGGAGATGGCGAAGGACATGGGAGTCCTGAGCCGGGACCCTCTGGCGTGGGTGCGGTACGCCTTCCCCTGGGGCGAGGGCGAGCTGGCCGGATACAACGGCCCCGACGTCTGGCAGCGGGACGTCCTGAAGCACATTCGGGACAACCTGTCCCGCAGGGCGCCCCTGCGCGTTGCGGTGGCCAGCGGGCACGGGATAGGGAAGAGCGCCCTGGTGGCGTGGATCATCCTGTGGTCGCTCTCGACGGGGGCGGACACGCGCGGGATCGTGACGGCGAACACCGGCTCCCAGCTCAAGACGAAGACCTGGGCGGAGCTGGCGAAGTGGTACAACCGCTTCATCGCCCGGCATTGGTTCGAACTTGCGGCGACATCCCTGTCCTGCCGGGAGAAGGGGCACGAGGCGACCTGGCGGTTCGACAGCGCCGTGTGGAGCAAGAACAACACCGAGGCGTTCGCGGGCCTGCACAACCAGGGGAAGCGGATCGTCGTGGTTTTCGACGAGGCGAGCGCCATCGACGACACGATATGGGAGGTCACGGAGGGGGCCCTGACGGACAGCGACACGGAGATCCTGTGGCTGGCGTTCGGGAACCCGACGCGCAACACCGGACGGTTCCGGGAGTGCTTCCGAAAGTACCGGGACCGCTGGCATCACCTCCACGTGGACAGCCGCACCGCGGCCATCACAAACAAGGCGCAGCTGGACCAGTGGGTGACGGACTACGGCGAGGACAGCGACTTCGTCAAGGTACGCGTGCGGGGGATATTCCCCGACGCGTCGGACACGCAGCTCATCTCCGCGGAACTGGTCCGCCAGGCGAAGGAACGGAAGCTCCAGGAGCGGGACGTCGCCGGGGCGCCGAAGATCATGGGTATCGACGTGGCGCGGGGCGGAGCGGACCAGAGCGCCGTGTGGCTGCGGCAGGGGCTTTTTGCACGGCGGCTCTACAAGCGCCACACGCCGGACAGCATGGTGTTCGCGGAACGCCTGGCGTCCCTGCTCCGGGAACACGAGCCGGATGCCGCGTTCATCGACATGGGTGCGATGGGCGCCCCCGTCTACGACCGGCTGTGTCACCTGGGGTTCGGACACGTGGTGATGGGCATCAACTTCAGCCAGGGTGCGATTCGGGACGACCTGTACCTGAACCGGCGCTCGGAGATGTGGCACGCCGTGGCGAAGTGGCTGAGGGACGGCGGAGCGCTGCCCTCCCAGGGGCCGGAGGCGCAGGACATCGAGGACGACCTGTGCGCCCCGGAGTACTTCTACAACACCAAGGGGAAGCTGCAGCTGGAGAGCAAGGAGGACATGAAGGACCGCGGATTGCCCTCCCCGGACGACGGGGACGCGCTGGCGCTGACGTTTGCGGCACCGGTTCGGGTCGGGAGCCGGAGGGTCGTCCGGATAACCGAGGAGGACCTGTGAAGAAAGGGGGTGATGCGAATGTGTCTGATGAAGCCGCCGAAGGTGGAGACGCCGCCGGCCCCGCCGAAGATAGAACAGCTCGACGCGACGCAGAACGTCGTGGCGGCGCGGGAGAGCGACAGGAAACGCCGGATGCTGGCGATGTCGCGGGCCTCGACGACGGCCGGGGGCGCCATGCAGGGCGAAGCGGCCGGCAAGACAAAGCTGGGACAGTGACCCCGACCTAAACGAAGGGAGGTGACGGCAACGGACAAACAGGAGATGCGCCGGGAGGCGAACCGACGCTTCGAGGCTATGCTGGACGCCCGCCGGGAGTACGAGCCCTGGTGGCAGGAGCTCCGCGCGCAGTTCGCGCCCAACCGGGGACGCTTCACGGTTCGGGAAAAGCCAAAGCGGGACATCATGCGGAAGAACTCCAAGCCCCGCCAGATCCCGGACGACTTCGCCGCGGGCATCAAGAGCGGGCTCACGTCGCCAAGCCGGCCGTGGTTCACGTTGACGCTCTTCGACAGCCGCATGGCGGAACTGGAGCGCGTCAAGGCATGGCTGACGAAGGTGCAGGACATCATGCAGGGGAGTATGATTCGCACAAACTTGTACGACCAACTCTTCGACGCGTACAAGGAGCAGGGCATCTTTGGGACCGGGTGCCTCCTTATCGAGGAGGACGACGAGGACGTGTTCCACGCCCGGAGCCTGACGATCGGCAGTTACGCGATCGGCACGGACGAGAAAGGGCGCGTGAACCGCTTGGGGCGCAGCTTTTCCTACACCCTGCGGCAGCTGGCGGCGGAGTTCGGGGAGGAGGCGCTTCCGGAGGAGCTGAGGCTCTCGCTGCGGGACAGGGCGGAGGGGCAGAATGGACTGGACGGGCGCAGGTTCGAGGTGCGGCACCTCATCGAGCCCTCGGAGGAGTTCCGGCGCGAGGAGGGAAAGGCGGGGCTCTACCGCTATCGCTCGCTGTGGTGGCTGGTTGGGTACAGGGAACCGGAGTTCCTGCGGATATCGGGATACCACGAGCGGCCGTTCATGGCGCCGCGGTGGAGGATCGTCGGCGACGATATCTACGGCCGGGAGCAACCGGGCGACGTGGGACTGGACGATGCTCGGACGGTCCAGGAGCTGGAGACGGACGAGCGCAGCGCCATCAAGAAGGGGGTAGCGCCCCCCGTGGTCATGCCGTCGAACTTACTGGAGGGGAACCTGCACGACTACCCCGGCGGGGTCACGACCTACCTGCCCGTCGGCCCGACCGGCACCGCGCCGGTCATCACTCCGCTCTACGCGGTCAACTTCGACCATCAGTCCGCGGCGGCGAAGCGAATGGAGCTCATCGCCCGCCTGGAGGAGACGTTCTATGTCAACTTCTTCAGGATGTGGACCTCGGACCTGCGGCAGGGCCGGACGGCGACGGAGATCCAGGCGCGCGAGGCGGAGAAGATGTACATGCTGGGGCCACTCATCGAGCGACAGATGTCCGAGCTGCTGGACCCGCTCATCGAGCGCATCTTCGGCATCATGGAACGGCGCGGGATGTTCCCGCCCCCACCGGATGAGCTGGTGGGCTCGGACGTGAAGATCGAGTATACGAGTATCCTGGCAAACGTGCAGAAACAGGCCGCGCAGGTGGGCATGGAGATCGTCATACAGACGGTCGGGACCCTGGCGCAGATGCAGGGCGCCACGGGGCAGTATCCCGCGGTGCTGGACAAGCTGGACTGTGACGAGGTGATCGACCAGCTGGCGGACGCCTTCGCTCTGCCGGCGGGTATCGTGCTGGGCGACGACGCGGTGGCGGAGCTCCGCGCAGTTCGGGAGCAACAGCAGCAGGAACAGGCGCAGCAACAGCAGATGGCGGAGGCCGCGATACAGGCGGCCCAGGCGGCCCCGCAGGTGGCGGGAGCGATGAAGGACATGGCCGAGACGCCCGTGGGCGGCGGCAGCGCCCTCGAGGCGATGGCGGGCATGGCGGAAGGAGGGGAAGTCATGTGACGGGGAAGGATTTTGTACGGCAACAGATGTTGTCGGACTACCGGGAAGTGCTCTCGACCGACGCCGGACGGCGCGTGTTCGGGGGCATTTTTCATGCCTGCGGACTGAACGCCGTCGGGATCCAAACGGACGCGGCGATAGCCGCCTACATGAAGGGACTGCACGACGCGGCCCTGCGAATAACCAACACGATCCGGGAGTTCGACCCGCACGGCGTCGGCGAGTGCGAGGCGGCCTACCGAGAGCTTTTGGAGAGGAGCAAAGAGGATGGAGACAGAGAAGAAGAGGTTTGATATCCAGTTTTTTGCCGGGGAAGGCGAAGGAAACGGCCCCGAGCCCGGAGCCCCCAACTTGACGCCGCCTGGCGAGCCGCCTGTGGAACCACCTAAGGATGGAAGTAAGGCGGCGCTGTTCCAGGCCCCGCCTGCCCCCGACGGCGAGCCCGGCAAGGACCCCACAGACCCTCCCAAGGACGGAGAAAAGGACGCGCCCCTGACGGCGGAGGACCTGAAGATCCCCGAGGGGTTCCAGTACGACAAGGAGTCTGGGGACGCATTCTTGGGCATCGTGAACGACGCCGGGCTGAGCCGCAGGGAGCTGGTACAAAAACTCGTGGACATGCATGCGGCGCAGATGGGCAAAATGCTGCAGGGCCTCCAGGCCGCGGACGCCGAGGGCATGAGGAAGTTCGAGGCGGACATGGCGAAAGAGAAGGCAGATTGGCTGGACAAGTGCAAGGCCGACCCGGAGTACGGCGGCGCGGCCTGGGAGGCGAACGACGCCGTCATAGACCGGGGCTGCAAACAGCTGGCCACTCCGGAGGCGGTGGCGCTTCTGCAGCGCTACAACCTGAACACACACCCGGAGATCGTGCGGATGTTCTACCGCGCGGGAAAGCTGGCCGGCGAGGACAAGAGCGGCAGCGGTGCGGGAGGCGGCGGAAAGATCGATCCCGCCGAGGCAATCTTTGGAGAATCCCTGCGGGGAGTGAAAGGACTGAACGCAAATGGCTAACGAGTTTTTGACCCTGATGGACCTGAAGAACCGCATGAACCCCGGCGATTCGGCGCTGGCCTCCATCGCCGAGGTGCTGGCGCAGGAGAACGAGGTGCTGGACGACATCCCCTGGACGCGGGGCAACCAGCTGACCGGGGACGTATTCTTCAAGCGGAGCGCCAAGCCGCGCGCCCAGGTGCGCAAGATCAACGAGGGCATCGAGGCCAGCGCCTCCAAGACCGAGGCGCACACGGAGACCTGCATCGAGCTGGCCAGCCGCGGCATCGTGGATATGTCCGAGCTGAAGCTGGCCCCGGAGGCCTCCAAGTACCTCCTGAGCGAGAACAAGCCCCACATTGCCGTGCTGGGCGAGGACCTGTGCGCGTCCGTCTTCTACGGGGCGGACCCTGCGGGGATCGTCGGGCTCGCCACGCGGTACAACAAGCTGGCGTCCCCGCAGGTGGTAAGCGCCGAGGGGGTGGGGAACAACCTGGCCTCCATCTACATCGTCAAGTGGGACACCGAGGAGGTTACGGGACTCTACCCCAAGAACAGCACTGCCGGGCTGGAGGTCGTCCCGCAGAGCAACGTCTACGTCAAGGACCGGGACGGTAAGGAGTTCCTGGCCCACGTAACGGAGTACAAGTGGTTTGTGGGATTCAAAGTCCGAGACCAGCGGTACGCGGCACGCGTGTGCAACATCGATCGCGACGCGCTCCTGACCGATGAGGCGGCGCGACAGAAGCTCTTCGAGTACCTGATCATCGCCAAGAACAAGGTGCGCCACGTTACCCAGGGGCGCGTGGTGATGTACGTGGACCCCGACGTGTTCTCCATGCTGGAAATAGCGGCGTTCCAGAAGGCGAACCTCGCCCTGGGCTACGCGAACGTCACGGGCGACACTCGCATCCTGAAGTTCTCCGGCATCCCCATCAAACGCAACGACTGCCAGGCGGAGCCGGAGAAGAAAGTCTCGTAAGGAGGAAACGACCATGATCTTCGACAAGGAACTGATGTTCGTCGAGAAGGAGAACATGCAGAACGTGGAGACGGGGACCCTGGGGCGCGTGCTGGACCTGGGCGCGCCGGAACAGGGCAAGGGGCGGCCCTCCTGGGTGGCGATGGTCTTCAAGGCCGACACCACGGCGACGGGCGACCCCGACATGAGCTTCGCGCTGGAGACCTCGAACGAGGCGAACTTCAGCATGCCCAGGGTCATTCCCCTGTCCCTGCCGACGCCCCTGAAGAAGGCGAACATGAAGGCGGGCATGTGCCTGTGCGCCCCGACGCCCCTGTGCATCGAGCGCTACGTCCGTCTGAAGCTCACAACCGCCTCCCCCATCACCTGCACGGGGATGGAGGCGGGCTTCGTCCTGGACATCAACTCGTGAGGTTTGTTGGGGATTTGTTGGAGGGGATCTCTCCCTCCAATAAACCCCCGGAAAGGATGTAGACCATGTCCGTATTTATGATCTGCGAACGTGCGCTTGGACTCTTGCGCGGCAAGCGCCTGATCCTCTCCGCGCAGGAACAGAGCCTTTTGGAGACGCTGAATTATGTCGGGCTTACCGCCTGCAACGCGCAGGAGGAGGCCATCACCTGCGCCCGGCACTTCGCCTTCGTCCGCGATCGGCTGCTTCAGCTCCATCCCTGGGTGTTCGCCAGAAAAACCGTCGCGCTGGCCACCTACACAACGCCGGTATCCGGATGGGGCTATGCCTATAGCCTGCCGACGGATTGCCTTACCGTCCTGGGGCTCATCGAGACACACGGAACATTGTCCCATTGGGAACAAATGGGACGTATAGTGCTCTGCAACCATCCCAAGATTCAGGTTCGCTATACCGCGCGCATCGAGGATACGACGCTCTGGACCCCGTCCTTCACCAGCGTCTTCTGCGCGTCGCTGGCCTCGGAGATGGGGGCGGCCATAACAGGGGAAATGGAGAACGCCATCGCCCTGCAGCAGCAGGCGCAGCTTCTGCTGTCCCTGGAACAACGGTCCCAGCTGGCCCTGGATGAAGCGCATCGGAACGGGGATATCCGAATGGCCGGGGAACTGCCGCTCCGCAGGGCCACATGGTTGGACTATTCCGGATCGCCCTCGCGATTCGAGCAGGGATAGTGCCATGATCCAAAAAGGATTGCAGCCCAGCTTCGCATCCGGGGAGATATCGCCCCTGCTCCATGCCCGCGTGGACCTGGCACGGTACGGGACGGCGCTCTCCAGGCTGAAGAACATGATCGTCCTGCCGCAGGGCGGCGTGACGCGCCGGCCGGGGTTCGTCCACCTGGCCCCCTGCGTGAGCCAGGGGCGGGACGCCTGCCCCGTGCGGCTCATTCCCTTCCGCTACAACTCCGAGGACGCCGTGATGATCGAGCTGGGGGACCGCCAGGCACGGTTCTGGGCCGGGGGACGCGTCGTTTACAATACGACGTCTCCTTATGGCACAGAACACCTCCGCGATCTGCGGTACGTGCAGAGCGGAAATATCGTCATCTTCGCCCATCGGAAAGTTCCACTGCAGATACTGACCCGAAAGGCTCTGAACGACTGGGAGTTCAAGCCCTTCCCGTTCGAGGGTGGACCGTGGATACCCGGGGACGATATCGACCCGGAGGCAAAGATCACCGTCACGTGGGGCGGGCACGGATACCAGTTGCTCTCCGACAAGAAGGGAACCTTCACGAGAGCCATGATCGGATCCCTCGTGCAGGTCGATTACTCCATGAAGGGGGAGACCCAGACCTTCGACTCCCTGAAGGAGCCCGACTGGGAGGTCTCCCGGGAGTTCGAGTGCAAGAGCACCATCAACGTATCCACCCTCAATAACTGGATCGGGCACGTGAGACTGGAGCGCAGCGTGGACCTGGGGGCAAACTGGACCCTGATCAAGGAGTACGTGCGAAGCGATACCGTGTCCCAGGGGCAGGTGGATTTCTCCGTCTCGGAGGCCGAGGACGACGCGTTCTACCGTGTGCGAGCGATGCATTACGAGAGCAGCAGGCGCCCCATCTTCGTCAAGGTCACCGTTTCCGGCTACGTCAAGTCGCTCATCTTCAGGATAACGGCGGTAAACGACGACGGCGACGTAGCCTCGGTAGAGCGGGTCAAACGGAAATACGAGAACCCCAACATCCCCCTGGCCGCGGAGGGGACCGTGATCGGGTGGAAGCTCGGCGCCTGGGGACGGGAACAGAGCTACCCCGGCGCGGCGGCGTTCTATCAGGACCGGCTCGTCCTGGCCGGGACGGAAAAACAGCCTCAGACCGTCTGGATGTCCCGAGTCGGGGACTACAAAAACTTCTCCGTCTCCGACCCCCTGCGGGACGACGACGCCATCACGCTGACCTTGTCGGATGACGACATGGACGGTATCCACTCGATACTGGCCCTGTCCGACCTGCTGGTGTTCACGCCGTCCGGAGAATGGAAGATATCCGGATCCGGAGACAACGGGGCCATCTCCCCAAAGGCCGTCGTCGCCCACCAGCAGAGCACAATCGGCAGCAAGGGCATTCAGCCCGTGTCCGTGAACGGACGCGCGGTGTTCGTCCAGACGCACGGGGCGGAGGTCCACGCGCTCGGCTATAGCCTGGAGACGGACGGATATTCGGGCTCCGAGATCTCCATCCTCTCGCGGCACCTCTTCGAGTGGAAGACGCAGGAGGGCGTGGCACCCTCGAGCCGGGAGATAGTGAGCATGGCGCACCAGCAAATCCCCGACGGACTGCTGTGGTTCGCCCTGGAGGACGGGACCGCGGCGGTCTGCACCTACAACCCGGAACACGAGGTCATGGGATGGTCCCGGCAGGAGACCGCCGGACGCATCGGGGCGCTGGCCTGCATCCCCGGCGACCGGTACTCGGAGCTCTGGGCCGCCGTGCGGCGGGGAGCGACATGGTATATCGAGCGGCTGGCCCGGGGGGCCGACGAGACGGTCTTCTCGGACGCAGGGAACCCCTACGAGAGCGCACTGGAGACCCTGCGCGTGACCTACGAGGGGAAAGAAGGCAGCGCCTTCACATCCAAGAAGCTCATCTCCCGCCTGGTCGTATCGGCAATCCGATCCAAAGAGGCGTGGGCCGCGCCCGCTCCGGATGGAGCCCCTGGGGCCGACCCCTGGGAGAGACGCCGGCGCATTCGATGGATTTGGTCCCCGCAGCTCTCAGATGAGGACATCCAGCTGGACAACGGGTTTACCCGCGACGCAGCCATCCAGATACGAACCTCGGAGGGGCCGCTGACGGTCGTCGGAATATCGCCGGTCGTTACCGCGGGGGGATAGCCCGATGCGCGCCATCCGGAAGGCGAACGCCCGGCTGGTCCCTCTGGAGCCCCGACACGCGGGCATCGTCCCGCACCTGCGGCGCGCGGACGTCGAGGAGATATGGGCCATGTCCGGGGTCTCCCCGAAGCTCGCCGTGGCATACACCATCGCGCTTTCGGACCCCGGCTGGGCCGTGGAGCTGGATGGAGAACCCCTGGCGATCTTCGGGGCCGGGCGGGTCAGCGGGACGCTCGGCCGGCCGTGGCTGGTGGGGACCGACGCCCTGGAACGCTACCCGGTGCACTTCTTCCGGGTCTCCAGGGGCATCATCGACGAGCTGTTGGCGCGCTACGAGCGCCTGGAGAACTGGACGGACGCGCGCAACGCGCTGTCCCTGCGGTGGCTGAAATGGGCCGGGTTCCACATCGAGCCCGCGGAACCCTGGGGCGCCGAGGGACGGTTGTTTCATAGGTTCTAGATTTGAGCTGGAGCAATAACGAAAATCCGACAACAAAAACGGCCAGGCTCGTTCCTTCGGGGACGGGCCTTTTCTTTTGGAGGTGAACGCATGTGCACGATGCTTGCGACGGCGATCGGGGCCGCGGGGACTCTCATGCAGGGCATGGCTGCAAACAGCGCGGCAAAGGCGCAGGCAGCCGCGGCGAACCAGAACGCCCGCATCGCCGAGGCTCAGGCCCATGACGCCATCGAGCGGGGCGGGCAGGAGGAGCTGAGGCTCCGGCGGCAGATGGCCCAGCTGCAGGGGACACAGCGCTCGGCCCTGGCCGCTTCGGGCGTGGATATCGACAGCGGGAGCGCCCTGGACGTCCAGGATGCCTCGATGCGCGAGGGAGAGCAGGACGCCGTGGCCATCCGCTTCAACGCCGCACGTGAGGGCTGGGGGCACCAGGTGCAGGCCGCGAACTACCGCAACGAGGCCTCGGCGGCACGGGCCGCGGGACGAAACACCCTGTTCGGGAGCATCGTCGGAGCCGGAACAAGCCTGCTCTCCGCGGCGGGACCTGGCGCCTGGACGAAGAATACGACATCAGGCGTCAAGGCCGTAAGCGGAAGGGTTAAGGCCGTAAGCGAAAGGGTTTTGCCACGGTACATCGGCAGAAAACGCGGGGTGTATGTACCTTGAGAATTCCTGTATACGAGCGGCAGGTGGGGATCGCCCCCATCCCCGGCGCGCGCGTGGGCGGTGTCGGGGGGCCGGAGGCGTACGGCGCGGGGATCGGCCGGGCCGTTGAAGCCCTGGGG